CTTAGCCTTACGACTCGAAGCTCCGTTGTTTAGGAACAAGGGGCCGTTAGATACTACACTTAGCTCGCCGCTTGCTCTTTCGAGCGGGGGCTGCGAACTGAAGCTGTCCATAATCACTGTCCTCTCGGACAATGGTGTCAGGGCGGCTTCTAGGGTGTCGTAACCGTAAGCTTCCAAGTCGAATGCTGCATTCCTTACAGCATTCGTCACCTCCAACCACTTCTGGTTGGGGGAGGAGCCTTCCACAACGGCACCGGGACCATGTTTGAACTTTGCTCTGTTCAGACTCTTTGAACTGAGAGTCCGTAAGACAAAGGTCGAAACACAGTTGATGGTGAAAGTCGACTAGGTTGGACATACTTGCCCCACCTACCTCCTTTTCACAATCAAAAAACTCATCGACCGCCTTCTTGTGAAGTCTCTCAACTTCACCGTCAAGCAACTGAGTTTTCTTAAACAGTCTCAGGACTTGATGAAGATCCTTGAGTACTCCGATATTCGGAGCCTGCTTAAGTATCCCGGTGGTCGGATCGAACACTTCCTGAACCATACCTTGTAGAAATACAGGGATGGCACCCCGCTTGGTTTTCTTGAACCCAGTGGGACAGAGGAAATGCCGCGACTGCAAGCCATGAAGAATGGCATGGTCTAAGGCATCAAGGGCAATGGCTAGGAAGCCATAGCCTTCGTGTTCGAACCGCGACTCGAGCGTTTTAAGATCACGCTCGAGGCCTTTCACGTCAGGGTTAAGTCGCTGAAAATCTTTCAGCAACCTTCGCAAGAGAACGATCGGACTTTTCATAGTTACCTCCATGAGGTTAGCTATTCCGAGTCATGATCCCACTCCCAGGCGGAGGAAATTCCACCTGATACCGCATCATTTCGGTACGAATACCGAAACAATGTTCGCTATTAGCCTTTCCCTTGATTCGGGAGGGAGCCCTGCAATAAGCAGGTAGCCCCCCCAAATAAGGAGGCCAATAACGACCCAAACTGCTAAGCTCGGTTCATAGTCGTTCGGTGCTGGCTTCATGCCAACACCACTATGACTGAAACTGTAGCAATTTGGCGGTTGTAACCTCGCTATCGTCTCGGTAGTCGGTTAGGGCCTTGCACAATGCAATCATTGCTGCATCGTCAAAACCAAAATCGGGCCGATTGATAGTCAGCGAACAAGAAGCAGTTTTCTTCTTGGTCAACCCCGAGTAGGGGTCAACTGCGTTGACAGTCTTTACGATTTGTACGTAATGACGGTCTCCGCCACCTTTCGGTCGAGTATGATTGGTAATAACGGTATAACCGTTACCACCAGTATCAACTCGCTCCGAGCCATACTGGTCCGAGCGAATAATTGCAAGGACAAGTGCTGGCGTAGGTGCAGCTGCTGCGATGGTTACTGGATCGGGTAACATGACGTCTCCTTGTGCAATGAATGCGGCGTTCTGCCGTTAGGAACGAGGTCGGAATGACCCCGCCCTAGATTCCCCAGTTCTCTGCAAAAGCAGAGCACCGAGGATAGACTTCTGATAAGCCGATAATGATGTTGGCACAGAAGTTTCGTTCATGCTCATGAGTGTAGACACATCACTACGTGTCTGACAATCATAACTGAATATGCTTTGGTGCATGGTTTCATCGTAAGAAGTAACGGTGACACCAGCATTAGGCTGTACAGTTATGGTACTCCTCATGGAGGTCTTTGACTTAAAGTCAGTGATCAACTTACCGCGAGTAACAACGGTGAGAAGACCCCAATTGACTAAATTTGGGTCATGGTTAATGTTGTCGATTATTTCGACATAATTACCAAGACCTGTAAAATAGTCAATTAGCCAAGTCCACGGAGTTAAATTATATAAATCCGTAGGTCTTGGTATGACTCCAATTCGCTCAAGAAATTCTCGAGAGCGAAAATGGGGCACGTTGAGCGGAGGGAAGTCGAACGTTGCGTTTATAACTAGGCGCAACTCGTGCTCCCTTTCGATGCGACTCTTAGTGGAGGTTTCCTCCAAAAAGATGTTGCCCGTGCTATAAGCAAAGCCGGAGACGTCCTTTTCTGCCGAAGATAAAGTAATCTTCGACCGAAAAGTTGTAGGCTTACCGGCACGTTTAATCAAGAAGCTGTAACGCTTCGAGAGTTTCTCCGGTAAGGCATACAAATCAGTCAAGTCACGATAGACTTGCTTCCATCCGAAGTGGTATGATAAATACTCACCAGGGACGTCCTTCGCCACGCCTTTAAGGTCAAAAACGGCCTTACGGGTTAGTGGTTGGGATGTAAGTGAAGCATATAACTTCTTTAGGTCGCCCAATGTTTTGTAGAGCGAGCTAATTGACCTTGGAAGGTCGCGAAGTTCCACCGCATTTCGGTAAAGGCTGTAGTCCCGTTTTAAGGGACTCCAGTTCTTGACCATGCCGAGTACGTGCTTTTGGGCTAACGCCTTATTGTACGCAATCTCGGAAGTGCGGAGGCTATTGTGGACACTTGCTGATAACGTGGCAGCGGTTGGATAAAAGACAACTCGAGTCTGATCACTACCGTAAGTGAGGTACTGTGAGCGACAACCATGCGCTACACAGTTAGCCTCATAATCCGGAGTAGTCTGACTAAATGTCTGATATCTAGATCTATCACCTAGTAACGTCCTTGGTGGAGAGTTAATGTATCCCTTGAATAATTCAAGAGTACCTTGCTCCGAGCCATGAAGACGCGTTCTATGTGTAGTATCCTTGAGATAGTCTGGAAGAGGATCCTGAGTTGGGAGTGGAACCCCTAACTGAGGATATCCTAATACAGGCTGCGAAATGTTCAC